CCTCAAGGGCCGCCTTGTCCGCCTCATATAAGCAATGGATCGTAACAGCCCAGGTCCGCAAAAACGGGCCGGTGACTGTCACGCGTTGCGAAAGCTTGTTTCCGGCAGTAAATGTCGCGACGTTATCGTCGATTTTCACCGAAGCGGCCGATTGATTCGACCAGTCCGCCGTCGGAAGGCTTGAGGACAAGTACTGTTTCAGCGTCGGCGCCGCCATTTATTTCACCCCCGTCGCGAGAGCCCCGCGCTCGTTCATGTTTCGCATCACGTGATTGGTCACGATCTGCACGCCCGGGTATTTCGCCATCGCTTCATAGGTCACGCGCTCCAGGTCGGACTTATCCAGAACGTTTATCACCACGGCCCCCGGAGTATCGCGCGGGATCACGCGCTCACCTTTTTGGAGGATCGCCATTTCCTCGTCGTTCCCGATCAAACCGCCCGAGTGATACCGTTTGATCGGCCTGAAGCCCCGGAAGGTTTTTTTACCACCTGATCCGACCACGCCGCCCTCGTGGAACGAGAACAGCCCGGTAAAAATGCTCGAAAGGGCCTTCGAAATGAGCATTTTGACCAGTTGCTGTCCGATTTGTGCCAAAACGTCCATCAGGCTCCGGCCCTGGACGATGGCGTCGGCGATCCCGTCGGAGAGAGATTTCGCCCACATGTCGCCTTTCGTGACCAGGTTTTCGTACGATTGCCCCACGGCATCGGTTTTATCCTTGACTTTGTCCATCTCGGCGGCCACCTGTTGCCCGATTCTGGCCGCGCTTTCCATTTCCGCGCGGTCCCACTCCTGCTCCTTGTGTATGTGCGTCGGGATTGGCCCGCCCTCGTACCGCCATTTATATTCATCGGCGGCCAGGACCGAGTCAATTTCATGTGCCAAGCGCTCATATACCGACAGCGCCCGCTCACCGGCCGCGGTCACCTCGTCCACGGCGGAGACCGTCGTCTGTGCGGCCTCCGGGATCGGCGTCACCGCCTGTTGCACCTGAGCGGCCACATCCACGGCGTTTTCCTGCACGCTCTCCTGGACCTTTGCGCCCAAGTCCGTCGTGGCCTGTCGTGCTTTCTGCTCCGCGGCGATGAGCTCGTCGATGATAGCGTCCAGTTTTTCATAATCCGTGGCCGTAGCCGGGTATTTCCCGTGCCGCTCGTGGAATATTTCGCCGGCTTGTTCCATGTACGCATTTCGATCCAGGGCTTCCTGTGGAGCCATGCCAGTGATTTTTTTCTGGATCTGGTCCAGGTTTCGGTACGCATCGATCAGGGCCCAGACCGTCGCGATCCCGAGGACCCACGGGCCCGCCGGACCGAACAAGCCAAGCATCAAGCCACCGAGATTTCGGAAGGAGTTCGCCACGGCGCTCACGGCCAGGAGGAGAGGCCCCCCCGCGGCCATGGTTCCGGCCAGGATCAGGATTTTCTTTTTCGTTTCGTCCGACATTTCCCCGATCGACGTGGCCGCCTTATCCGCCGCCGCCTCAAGGCGTGGCATGGCGGACTCGGCGATATTCAGGATCTCGCGCCCGATCGGCTCTAAAGCCAGAAGAATATTATTCTTCGCTCTGGCCCATTTCTCGCCAAACTTGTCTGTGCTGTCGCTCGTCTGCTGTATTACCCCGTCCGCCTCGCGGAGGACGGCGATCAGTTCCTCGACGGAAAAACGCCCCTCGCGGATTGCCAGCGCCATATCGGGACCGGCCCTAGATCCAAATACCTCGATTGCAAGCCTCGTGGCCTCTGTCACGTTCTCGGCGCTCTGTATTTCCTGCATGAGTTGCTTAAACGCTTCCTCGGCGTCGGTTACTCCCTCTTTAGCCATACGGCCAAGGCCCATTGATAGCGAGCCCATGATTTTCTCGACGTTGACGCCCTGTTTTTCAAACTTGGCGAGCAGAGCGACAGAAGACTCAAGGTCAAATCCCATGCCGCGGAGCCCCGCGCCGTATTTATACAACTGTGTCGAGAGGGTCCCCATCTGTATACCCGTGGCCTGAGCGGCCTTGAAAAGGCGGTCCATAAACGCGCTTTGATCCTCGACGGCGACGCCCCAGTCCTGCATCGCCTTCGCACTTTGCGAAACAACGGTGTTGACGTCCTCGCCGAGCATCCTGGCCGCGTCAAGGGCCTGTTTCGACAAGCCTTCAAGCTTCTCTCCAGTCAATCCAAGCCGTGTGTTATAGTCCGCCAGGACTTGCGCGGATTCCTCAAAGCTCTGTGTGACGGATTTCGCCAGGGACCGCCAGGTCTTCTCCAGGCCTTTCAGGTCTTCGCCCTGTGCCCCAGTCCCACGAGCAATTTTTTGCAGAGCCTTGTCCACGTCGTAGGCCGCCTTTGTAGCCACACCACCGACAGCGGCGAGAGGGACCGTGAAGGCTTTGGTCATAGCCGAGCCGTACCTCTGCATATTTGCGCTCATCCGGCCCATTTTGCGCTCGATCCGCTTCCATCCACGCTCAAGGTCGGAGAGGTCCGCCCCATATACATACGTGATTTTCTTTTTCGCCATCAGGTGTCACCCCCTCGCCGGCGCTTCTTTTCCTGCATTTTCCGTTTCAGGTGTTCCCTGTACTGCTTCTCCGTCATCACCCGGCCGCCTACCCACCGGCCGGCCAGGTCATCGACGCGCACAGGCGTTTTCAAGTTCCCGGATCCGTTAAGGATCCACGCCGCATGCTGTGCCCGTTTCCGCGTCTCCAGATACTCCGTGTATGACCAGGCATGTATCAGGTCCTCAAGCTCGCCCCAGGTCAGCGTCCAGAGGTTCTCGTGCGATAAATGCAGAGGCCCGAGAGCCAAAAGTGCCATTTCCTCGGCCTGGGACTCCCAAGCCTCCGCCGTCAGTTTTTTGTCTCGTCCTCGCCTGTCTCCTCCTGGACGTCCTCGTCGTCGGTCCCAAACTGCCGCTCGAAGGACTGCATCAGCGCTTGTGCCGCCTCTGTGACGGCTTTCCCGTAGACTCCGCCGGCCAAATCGAGCCACTCACCGACGGCCTCAGGCGTCAGTTTTGGATTTTCCCACAAAAGAGCCCCCCAAATGAGCTTGACCCCCAGGTCAAAATCCGTCGGGTCGAAGCCGCCCTGCATAATTTGCGCCGGCGATCGCCCCGTCATCTGGATAAGGCGCCGGATCGAGTTGACAGGGTACCGAAACTCCCTTTCACGGCCTCCAAGCCACACTCCGCATCACCTCACTTACACCGTCGGGACAGTGTCAACGGTCAGCGCACCCTGCCCCTGGAACGAGATAGACAGACCAATCGCGTCCTCTGTCGCCACGTTTGTCGTGACGTTTGTGATCGTCGCGCTCCCGCTCTTTCTCGGGTTGCCCTCCGTGTCGCCGAGGTCAAGAAAAGTCAGTGTGACAGACTGCCCCTGGTCCACCAGGCTTTCAAGCTCTGCCTGTGCCGGATCGTCGGGATCGTAGAAACACTCCAGGGTCCCGGACCAGGACCTTTGTCCTCGCAGGAAATTCTTCCAGTCGGTCCCGAGCGTGGAAACATCGATCGTGTTGCTCGCGATCTCAAGCGTGTAGGATCTGACCTCGCCAAACTGTTGCGGCGTCCCCTCGACGTCGATCTGCACAATGGCATATTTCCCTTCATGTACCGCCATTTTGTTTCATCCCCTTTCTTGCGTGTCATAGCCTCGAATCGTCAGGACCCCGTGAAACCACCCCGACGGGTCCCGCAAAACCACCAGCTCCTCGTAAAACCACTTCCCCGGGAGGATTTCCCGGATCACGTCAGCGATCTCCAGGACCTCTTTTCGCCCCTGGTAACTGCTCCAAATATGCACATCCAGGGCCCAGGCTCGCTCGGAGGCATCCAACAGGCGCCCCTCCAGGCTCTGGAGCGTGTCCATCACCAAATACGGCGACGCCTGGCCGTCCGGTGCCACGTCAAAAACCCCCGTCACGCGGGACATGAGGTCCGCCGAGCCGGTCAGGACGTCATATACCTCCTGGGAAAGCAAAACATGGCTCACAGCCCAGCCCCCCCTTTACGGATCAAGTCATACATGGCCTCCGTCAGGCGATCGTATATTTCAGGCTCCCGGGCCCGTGCCGCCGGGTAGAGAAAGGGCCGCGCCGGCATGTCTTTCGTGCCAAACTCGACAAATTGCGCGTAGTACGTATCCACGCCGCGAACCGTCCCGCCGGCGGAGATTTTCGCCTCGACCTTTTTCTTGGAGACCGAGCGTTTGATCCCGCGCGCAAGGGCCCCGGTATCTTTCGGCGCCCGGCTCCGCGCGTCCTTGACCACCTCGCCGGTTTCCTCCTTCAATACCTGAATCACGGTATCTTTCGCTTCTCCCTGGACGCGCCTGAGGTCCTTAATGATCTCGTCGGAGCCCTTGACGTTGACGTGTATGGCCATTTACCTCACCTCCGGCACGCAATCCAGGTATAGCCAACGCCGGCGCCGGTCGTGCCGGACCGCCTGGACCACCAGGCGCTCGTCGAGAAACTCCACCACGTCGCCGACCTCTGGCTCCGTCACGTACCGGAGCGTGATCTCGTGTGTCCTGATCTCCGTATCCTGTTGCGCAATCACTCCCGTTTTCGATCTCGGAGCCTCCACCCTCGCCCAGGCGTTGATAAGCGGAGCCTCTACCTCGGTATGTCCGCCCATGCCGTCCGGAATAAACTCTTTCCTGAGGATCAGTATTTCGTCTCTAAGTTCCCCGATTCGTGCACTCACAGCGGAAACACCCGCTCCTGGCGCAGTAGCGCCTCCGCGGCATAAGGGAGCGGCTCCGCGGCGTCCCCGACGAGGACCTCCTCCCGGTTCTCGTACCAGTGCCCGACCAAAAGCAGGACCGCCTGGCGAAACCTGGCCGGAATTTCCGCCGCTGTGTCTCCGTATCCGGCCGTGTATTCGATAAACACCTCAAGGTCCGCATCAAGCGGGATCGCCGGCCAGGTCTTCCCGTTTCTCAAATCCAGGCGCCCGCCGGCAAGAAATCTGTATATCCCTGGGTCCACCGTGAAAGTGTCGCCGCCGTCGATCGTGTACGTAATCGAGACAATTGACTGGACTGGACCATGTGGTAAGAGCAAGGATTTCTCCGGCCAGCCGTTCAGGTGCAAGACGAGCGTCCGCGTGATCCAGGAGCGATTTTGAAAAGCCTCGCCCCACTCACGCGCGGCCAGGATCAGCGTTTCAATGTAGGTATCATCGTTTGCGTGCTCCACCCGAAGGTGTTTTTTTGCCTCCAGAACGCTTACTGGTTCGCTTGCCGGAGGGGTCTTGATTTCGAGGCTCCACACCGTCACCGTCCCCCTTCACCGGGACCTCGGCGCATCCTCGCGCAATCCCGTTTTTTGCACACGGCGCAGGGAGGTCTTGCTCCCCGGGCCGGATCGTCCACACCTCGTAGCCGTTCGGCGACCAGGCATATTTTTTCGTCACATTTACGCGCAATGTCGATCACCACCTTTAAAAAAAGCGGAGAGGCTTACGCCTCCCCGCTCATTACCGCTCCGGCCGGTCGGCCTTAAATCGCGGCCTGGATCTTCAGAAGCTTGATGGCCTCGGAGTCGGCGACAAACCCACCGACGCGTTTCGTGATGTAAAAACCGACGTAAGGCTTGTTTGTGTAGGGATCCCGGAGGACACGCGTCCCGAGCCGGTCCACGATCGTATACCCGCGACGGAAGTTTCCGAACGCCAGCGCAAACGCGTTGTCCGCGAGAGCCGGCATCCCGGGATCCGTGTAAAACGGGTAACCGTTAAGCATCGAAGGCTCGCCCGCCTGGGCGGAGGGTTGCCAGATGTAATTGTTATCGTTGTCCTTGAGCTTCCTGAGTACCCTCACTGTAGAGCGCTTCGCCAGGTACACCGCTCCGGACAGGTGTCCCTCTTTCAGGTCGTATTCCAGATCGATCACGTCGTCGAAACCGATAGTGCTTGCCGCGGCGGTCTCCCTGTGTTGGAGCGTGCCAAACGCCCTGGTTCCATCAGGGTCCGTGCTCGTGGTGTATGCCAAGAACCCTTTGGGCTTTTTGCTCCCGTCACCGGACACAAACGCTCCGCCTTCCTCCTCCGAGAAACCCAAGGTGCACTCATCGACAAGCCACCCCTCGACGTCAAAGAAAACGTCGTCCAGGGCTTTCTGTGTTGACATGGGATATGCGTAAATCTCTCCCATGAAAGGCGTCAGGGCCGCAAGCGCCGGCGTGCCAGTTTCTGTCCTGGCGTCCGTCTCGCCGACCCAACCAGAAGCCGCACCGTGGAGATTGACGATCTTTTTATACTCGCCTCCCCCGAGCGTGATAACGTTTGCCAGGCGCCGCATCGCGTACCCATCGGTCAGGAGCGACAGGATCTGCCGGTCCAGTTCCTCCGGGATAGCGTACCCGCCGTCAGCGTCGGTCCCAGTTGAAACCGCGGCCTGGATCTCAAGGTCCTGAAGCCCGTTGTCGATCCCCTTTCTCACAAACTGGGCGAAAGCTTTCTTGTGCTCGGCGGCCGCCTTTGCTCTCTCTCCGAGAGCCGCGACGCCCTCGGGTCTGGCCGCAAGCGTCTCCACACGATCGATCTCGGCCTTTATCTCGTCCAGGCGGTCAAGCTCGGCATTGATTTTTTCAAGCTTGCCCTCCAGTTCGGCCACGCCGGTCGAGCCCTTTTCAAGTTCCTTCAGGCGCTCGTCGTTGGTCGCCTTGAACTCGTGAAACGCCTTCTGCTGTTCCTCGATCAGTTCCTTGATTTGCGTAAGTTCTGTAGGCATCTCATTTTCCTCCTTTTAATAGTTTGATACTTGCGCGAATTTTCTCCGCCACCGCGTCCAGGTCAGGATCCCCCCGACGGAGAGCGCGGAAACCACCGCTCACGATTGCGGCGGCTTGTGTTTTGGAGAAACCTGCATCCCGCAGGAACCCCTCAAACTCTCGCTCGGTCATGTCATCCGCCGGCTTTTCACGCTTCAGCGCCGCCGGCGCATTGACAAAACCGTAAATTTCAGGATTCACTGAAGCCCCAACGTCAATAGCCTCTTCAACGACATCAGCAAACCCGGCCTCCACGGCCTCTTGCGCTGTGAACCAAGTTTCCTCGTCACACCACTCCCGGATCTGTTTTTTTGTCGCTCCGCTCTTTTCGGTGTAGTGATTAACCATGTTTTCCCTGATTTTATCCAGGAGGTCCGCGATCTTACGCATATCCCGAGCGTCGCCCATTGCCAAGCACCAAGGGTTGTGGATCATGAAAAACGCATTTTCTGCCATCCTGACCTCGTCGCCGGCGATGGCGATGTCTGAAGCCATCGAAGCGGCGAGCCCGTCGATGTGAGTTACCACCCGCGCGGGGTGGTCTTTGATTGCGTTGTAAATCGCGGCTCCGTCGAAAACGTCCCCGCCTGGGGAGTTGACGCGCAAATGGATTGTCTCCACGTCCAGGCCCTTCAGATCCTGGACAAACCTATTCGAGCTCACGCCCCACAGGGATATTTCGTCATAGAGGTATACCTCGGCTTCGTCGTTGTCTTTTTGCTCGATCCGATACCACGCGCGGCCGCTCTGCCCTGCTTCCTCTCGGAGCGCGATCCGCCCGAGTAGGCGCCGCGCCGAGTCCTCGCTATTCGCTCGTGTCAGTATTTTCACTGTTTTCACCTCCCCCCATATTCAGCGGCTCAAGGTACGTTTCGCCACCCTCGTCCTCGCGGGGGTTCATGTCTTCGAGCTCGCGCCACTCGTTCGCGTTTATCACGCCCCACTCCCGCATCGTCTTCAACGATTCCGCCCGGCTCTTTGAGTCACCACGGAGGAGCCCGTCGGCATTATGTTTGAAATACAAACCCTGGCGTTTCTCGTCCTCCGTCAGGAGGTCTCGCCAGAGTGCTTGCTCCATGCGAACGAGCCAAGGCATCAAGGAGTACGTGACAAAACTCCGGCTCATATGCTCAATATTTGAAAACGTTGCCCGCTCCAGGTCGTTGACCATGTGCGCCGGGACCCGGAAAATGCCGGCGATTTCAGACCTCTGAAACTTCCTGGTCTCCAGAAATTGCGCGTCTTCATTCGACATCCCGAGTTGCGCCCAAGACGCTCCTTCCTCCAGTACCGCCGTTTTGTGGACGTTCGCGCCGGCAAAACTTTCCTGCCATTGTTCCTTGAGTCGGGCAAAGGCTTCGTCGGAAAGCTTGCCAGGCACGGTCAGGACACCGCCCGGCCTGGCCCCGTTTTTGAACAGCCTCGCCCCGTGCTTCTCTGCCGCAAGGGACAGCCCGATCGACTCGCGCATATACCCTATCGGAGAGAGCCCTGTCACGCCGTCCAGGGAGAGCCCCCTGACGTGCAGGATGTTTTCCGGCGCGATTTCCCATGCCGCCTTGCCTGGGAAACGGATCTTGTAGGACAGCCTCCATCGCTCGTCCTGCTTCACTTCCACGTACCGAGGATGGACCGGGAGTAATTCCACGATTCGCCGCCGATCTCCACGCCCTATACGGTTTTTGATCGCGTAAAAATTCCCCCGGAGCGTCAAGCACGCCATGGCATACTCGCGAAACTCAAACGAGGTTTGCCATCCGTT